GAAGAAAAAGAAATATTTGACGCTGATATGCGTCCTTATCTTGAGGGTATTCCTGATGGAGCTGAGTTATTCAGGGTAGCTATAAGACTTAGAGAGTTTAAATATGCTACTTCCCCAGAATTTAAAGATAGATTTAAGGGAGAAAAGGGCACTTTTAATGCTTTTTCTAAGGAATATATTAATAGATGGAATGAAATTCAAAAAGCTTATAATTGGGAAACTCTGAAAGAAAAGATATATGATGTTCCAGTTGAGGGTGGTAAGGTAATAAAATTAACTGGTGATCAAGTAGTAAGAAATATTAATAAAATAGTTACTAAATGGAATAAGAAGGTTCATGGGTGGATGACTGGTGAAAGAGATATATTTGGTCAAAATGAATGGCAAAGATCATATAGTCCATTAAAAGGTAAGTACAAGAATTATGCTGGCGATTTCCATATTGTTGAAAAGTTTTTGAAGAAATTTGATGATGCTGCAGTAAAGGGTGAACGAGTTCTTTTATCTGAAGGTATTGACGGTCTTAGGGAGATTGCAAAAAGTCAAATGATTGCCGAAACACCTAAAAGACATTCAGCTATAAAAGAAAATATAAACTTAAAATTAGAAATTGAAGAAACTGGGGACTTAGGTTCTGAGGGATATTGGCCTCATGTCGCTGGTGATAGAAAACTTGCAGCTAAGGGTATAGAAGATTTAATCAAGACTCTAGATGCTGATCACTTTATGGATAAGAAGACTAAGTTAAAAGAGCTTACAAAAGCTATATATCATTATAAACAGGTGACTGGTGATTGGATGCCAAATAGTGAAATCAATGAGCCTTATGAACAAGCATTTAATGTATTAAGAGAGATAAATACTAAGCAGCAAAAGAAAGGTGAGGGAGTATCTTGGTTTACCAGTATAAGAAAGGTAGGCTCTCAACATTCTCGTAATGCACACATACCCGGATGGAGTGTAGAACCTGAGGTATATTCTAATTATATGAAGGGTGTTATCGATAATATGCATAAACATGCTGCACAAATTAAGGTAAGATCAGACATATATAGGTTTGCTGGGGATCATCATAAGAAAACTGGTGATTGGGCACATACATTTGATTGGGTTGACTTCTTTAATCTGTATGCTCAAGATGCCCTTGGCTATCCACAACGAATACCTGACCGTGTTTTGAACAATGATAGTATGAAAATAAAAGGTACTCCGTATGCTTGGTGGAATGATAGTAATGTAAAGCGTAGAGTAAATCAAATCCGTAGTACATTAGGTATCGGAGCTAAAAAAGAAGCTGGACTTCCTGAAGAATTAAAAGGTATTGATTTTGGTGTATTGGCAAAATGGGGAAATTTAGAGGCTAAGTATGAGTTAGCATCATTACTTGCTCATCCTAAGAGTGCTGTGGCTAACCTTTATGGTGGTACTGTGCATACTCTAGCTTCTACGGGTATGGAAAATTACCTAAATGGTCGTAATATTAGATTCCTACAGTCGAATGTTAATCCAGAATGGAAGAATATGACTGATGTTCAGGAATGGGTATACAAGTTAGGTGTCGTAGAAGACTTTCTTATCTATGAAGCTGGGTTAAACCCAAAATTTAAGGGTAAGAAATGGAAAGAATTCTTTACTGAGGCAACTGGTAAGTTAAAGAAAGACCCTCAGTTAGCTGATGTAGAACTTAGGTCTATTGCTAAGAAACATGGTATCACAGATGCTATTTTTAACAAAGCTGCATGGTTTATGCGGAGACCAGAGAGAACTCTCCGTAGAGATGCCTTTATGGCCCATTATCTGCAAGCTAGGGGTAACTTTGAAGGTGCTATTACAAGGTATGATGATCCTATCCTTATAAAGATAGCAAGAGAAGGTGTTAAATCTACCCAGTTTTTATACTCAGCTCCATTTAGACCAGCTTTTGCTAGGTCTAGTATGGGTAAGGTTATGACAAGATTCCAACTCTGGGCTTGGAATTCAGTAAGATTTAGAAATCAGGTATTAAAAGAAGCAGCCTTAAGAGGTTGGAAAGAGGGTACGGAAGAATTTGATAGATTCAAACGTGTGGCTACTCTAGATTTGTTAATGATGGGCTTATCCTCTGTGTTTATGTATTCATTGTTTGAAAATGCTCTCCCTGCCCCTTGGAATTGGCTCCAAGACTTTGCTGATTGGGCTTTTGGGAATAAAAGAGAGAGAAGTAGAGCATTCTTTGGGTCTTGGCCTGAAGCAGTGGCCCCTCTACAGATGATTACACCACCAATTGCAAGGCTGCTTCCACCTTTGTTCAAAGCTATGGTAACAGGGGATTATGATAGACTATCTGGATATTATGTTGCTAGTATGTTTCCCTTTGGAAGAATGGGATATGATGTGTTTGGGGAAGGTGGATTAGTAGATAATCCAATGAGATCAATTGAAAAGATTACTGGCTTACCTTATATGCAATTTGCCAGAGAATATCAGAAAGAAAAAGAAATAATAAAACCTAAAGGATTTTTAAGCCTAATTGGGAATGTACCGTCATGAAAAATGAATTAGATTATATATTAAGAAAGAATCAGATACCTATTCGTAGACTGAATGAGGAGAATGATGACAATTATAGAAGAACTAAAGATGTATTGACTAAGGTTGGTACATATGGAGGTGGTGCATATGTTGGGAGTGCATTAGCATATCAAGGATTAAAATATGGCCCTGTTGGCCCTGCTCTAGGTCATAGAGCTAAGAAAATGAGTACTATAGTAGAAGGTTTTTACGATAAGGGTGTTACTCAAAAAGATAAGCGTTGGTTGATGGTGCAGCACTTAGCCAGTAATGAAAAGGAAGAAATACAAAAAATAGTAAAAAGCCATGCACCTAATCTTGCTAAGCATAGTACTAAAATTCAAGAAGGACTAATAAGAGATGAGATGAATTTATGGGGTGATAAAACTTTTGCAGAGCATCGAGCCAGATTGGATATGGAGAAATTTGAAAGAATGCGAAGAATGAAGGGTGCTCCTATTGGTGGGTATAAATATACGACATTAAAAAGAGGTTTAAGGCATGAAAGACTTGCCCAAGAGATGATAGATTGGACGGAGAATGCAAAATATAATAAAAATAGATTAATTGCTAATGGATTAAGCGAACCAAAAGTAACAGATATGAAAAGTGCTTTTGGTGCTGGAGATGCTTTTAATGATCATTCAAGAGTCTTAACGCAGCATGGCAGGTCATTACCACCTGACGCTAAAGTTTCTATTTCACATATACTTGACGTAGGAGGAGATAGAAAGGCTATTGTTGGATCAGTAACCAGAGATGCACAATATCAAATGGGTGAACATGTTATGAGATTTGCAGACTTAGATGATGCTAAAAGCGTAGAAAAACATGCGAGAGAAAGAATTTACTCTATGCAAAAGAGAAGTTCAAAAGGATTAAGAACTGCTGGGAAATGGAATATACTTCATGAAAATATTGACGATGTCGAAAAAGAAGTACGAAAATTTATGCAAACATTTAAATATAATAAAAAAACTGGTATTGGAAGCATCGTCTTTTCTCCGCAATATAAACCTCATTATCTTGTTGGTGGAGTAAATGCCAGTGTTAATATGGCTACTACAAAGAGCAATGTCCTGAAAAGAAATATTTTAATATCTGATAAGTATGATGTTCTTATGAACAATGATCCATTTCAAAGAAAAGTTCATTTTAATGTTGTTACTACACGGGATGTAAAAAGAATTAGTGACAGGCAAAAAGTAATCAATGCTTTTAAGGCTAAGAAATGGCAAAAAGCTATGAGAAAAGCTTGGCAGCTTAGTGGAAAAGGCATGGGAAAACTTGTAAGAATTGCGTTATTTAAAAGATAGGGGAGACCGAAACAGTAAAACGATCTCCCCTCTTGTGGAAGGGATAGACTACTGGGTTAGGGAAATAAAGAAAACCTAACCGTTCAACGCAGGTCTATCTTTGCATGAAATTCTTGAAATATTGGCAGCCTTCTTTCGTATCAACAATACAAGGCTTACCTTGTAATTCATCATCAATGTGTAAAAATACTGGGGCTAAATTATTTCTTTTTAGATAAGCTCTGTCTATATAGATCATGCAGCCTATACAATTACCTAAGTGCCAATTAGCACACTCAAGCTGAGCTTTCCTTTTGTTTTCTATTTTCATGTTCTTCCTTATCGATTGAGGTTGAAAGAGCAGCACTATATGCAGGGCCGTAATTCTTTAAATCAGGCTTATTATGTTCGTCTGCTGTCGTCGGTTCGAATTCCCTGCGTTCTTTCTCCTCCATCAGCCTCAACATATACGCTGATAAATATACGGATAAGTCAAGTGCTTCTTCAACAGCTTCATAGAAATTATCTCTTGTTATATCATCTTTAGGCATTATTGGCACATTTTGATGATATTGTTCAGCACCAACTTCCAATCTTTTTTTGATAAGCTCAAGGATCAAATCATTATTTTGTACTAGATGTTTTGGATCATCAGTTATCTTATACTTATTAATTTTTGATTGCATTTCATCGATTCTGCCAGCCATTTGCTGCATAGCAAATTCAGCTTCAAGTAAGGTTTGTTCAAGATAAGTTACCTTATTCTTTAGTATTTGTTTATTATTCATTAATCACATACCTCACATTTTTGTGCCTCTGGTAATGGAAGCATTTTATTATACTCTTCTTCTATACCAGTCTCTGAACCAATTTCTGTATGACCATCTGAGACTTGATTAGCTATAGGAATCTTCTTTTGGCCTATATCTTTTGGTTTCATCTCGTCTTCAATAGCTCCGATAAGATCACTTACCTTTCCTATTGTGGTTGTGTCATTAGTATTGATATAGAGCTCTCCTCTATAGTTATTTAAAGCAGTCATAATGATTTCGCTTTGTTCTCTAGTTAAATTCAATATCTTCCTCCTTTAGCTAGCTTTCTAAGAACGTATTCTTTTGTTTCGTCTTTTAATGTTTCTACCCAGAAGATAAGTTCTTCAAAATCTTTCTCATCTAATGGGCCTTTTCTAGTATTACATGCTTTACATATAAGCTGCAGATTTTCTATTACAGACTCCCCACTCTTTGACAGTGGTATAATATGATCACATACCATATTTCTAATTGTTAATTTCTTTCTACAGTATCTGCAAGATTTGCCATACTTAACATAGAACATTTCACGGAGGTCTTCCATTGTGATATCAAACTTGACATCAGCATCTTCAGATCGTTTCTTCAGGGAAGATTTGAGGGATTGCATTTTCCTCTGCAGCTTTGTATAAGCAATCTTCCAATAAGTACGATGATGTGGCTCTAAAACCTCTTGAAATGTTTCTTTATCATACTTCATAAATATATGGGCCCAGTTAAATGGTAGGCTAGCCAGCCTCTCCTAAGAGTTTACCATTACTATGAGACCAAGCCCATATAATTTATGAATAAAAGAATGCATGATACAACTATTATGTACGCTTCACTCTTTTAACACGGGTTATATTGATACCTTCAGGCATATTATCACCAGCTTTATGAGCTGATATTGCTGCCTTTCTGGCTTTTACTTTATCTAGTTTCTCAACTATTTGGATTCTTTTAAAATCATCTGATACTGCATGTGGATCGATCTCTACTCCGCCATAGGTTTCATAGAGTTTGTATCTTGCAGTATTAGTTTCATAGACACCATCATCATTACCGATTTCAAGAATAACGGCAGGTAAAAGTGTTTTATTAAAGTAATCCATAGTCTTTTCAAGACCTCTTCGACGAGATTTCAATCTATCTATCTCATCTTTTAAAGCCTCTACCTCAGCATCAATGAGATGTTCTCTCTTGCTAAGTTCGACCATAAAATAATCAACATTATCGAGTTTGTTTTTAACTTGCTGATGAAGTGTTACACGATGTTCTTCGAGTCTTTTTAAGCTATCCATATCAAGTTCAGGTAGCTTTTCAAGATACTCTATCTCTTGATTAACATCGATAAGTTCGCCAACTAGTTCTTTTGTAGTAGCCATTTATGCTCCTCTTTCATCTACCATTTGGAATTTACCGTTTCCACCATGATTAAAGATATTCTTTTTTCTTAATCTAAATGATGGTTGCCATTCAAGTTCTACATCGAATAGATCACCATCACTGTTCTTAAATAAAGATACCTTTTTCTGCGGGTCATCTGACTTACCAGTAATTCCAAGTACTTTCCTAGATGCATTTTCAATTGCTCCACTTCCTTTTGCAGCGTATAAATCCATAGTTTGACTTCTGGAATATTCTCTGCTTACCTGTGAAATTTGGATAATTATTATATCTTCGTTCACAGCCATATTAGAAAATGAATGACTAATATAATTTAATTTTTCATATTCTCCTCTTACATTATAGGGGACATCAATTAAATCTATATAGTCTACGACTACGCATTTAGGTTGAAACTTTCTTATCTTTTCTTGTACCTGTTGTACACTAGGGCTAATAGACTGAATTGCTATATGACTTAAGTCATCTTTATGATGCTGATAAAGTTCTTTATAGTTTTTAATTACATTGTCTTTAGTACCGCCTGATACAATTTGTAAATTTCTTCGATGCATTACAAATCCAGATAGTTCTAACGATAAGAATAATGTTGGAATTTGCAGCTCACTCTCTATTATATCGAGGTTTGCATTATATCCTAACACTATGTTTTGTGCTAACGCTGTCTTGTTAGCCCCTGTCGAACCGAATATAGTGACTAATTCACCGGGGTATATAGTCGCATCTGTCATATATACGCCTAACTGCCTAGCTAGGTCTATAGTTCTGCCCGTAAAATCGGTTTCTAGCCTTGCAGCTAAGTCCGATTGTAAATCTTCACTATTCTTTATGTCTACAAGATAGTCTTTTCTTTTATAGTAAATACAATTTGGTTTACAATATTTCATCATTAGTTCATCTTGACAACCATATTTGTATCCACCACGATAAGTATCTTCTACCTTCTTTAAAACTAAATCTTCTCTTAGTTGATTATTATTCCATTCAAGAAGTGATGCTTTTGTTGCAACACTTGGTATACCATGTCTGAAGAAATGGGATGCTATTCGCATCATAGTATTATTTCTTGATCCTTTTTCTGGGCCAAGTGAATACATCTTCTGTACGCATGGTACAATATTCTTAGGTTCTACGCTTGATTCCATTGTTCTAATCTTTGGAACAGTCATAGCGATCTTATCTTCTAATTCTCCATCACCCCAGATATTTTCAACAAAGTAATGTCTGCGACTTGCAGCCATTCTATGTATATCTTCGAATGGGAGATTTTGTATTTCAGAATATGAAAGTGGAATTTTATATAGAGATGATTTTTGGTTTAGGGTGTCTCTGCACCTGTAGATCGAAGTTCTGTTATAGACTGCTAAATCTATTTCACTGAATAGGTTATTCATAGTTTCTTTAACAATAAATGGTAAGTCTTTATTTCCTGACGGAAAATTAAATACTTCTCCACTTATCATTATATGATATCCAGTACCACTAAAGAAAACTTGATAAGATTCTGTTGATACGTTAAGCTCTTCTAATTCAAATAATACACCTTTTGTTTTGTTCAGTGTATGTTGATCTGAATCTTGTCCCTTATCTATATCAATTAATACATTTTTTATGTATCTTTTACCAATGAAATCTTTAAGAGTTTTTCTTATCTTAAAATATTCTTTGGCTTCTTCATCATATAAATATAAGCTTTTATATACAGCATTCTTCTCACCATGTTCTATAATAACATCTATAACTTGTTCTTCAGGAATAAGAAGCCCTCTGTTACGAGGGCTCCCTATTGCTACTTCGTTAAAGAATGACACTAAAAAGAAGTTTGTGTTCCACCAGAAGTAGTGGTACTTCTAGATGGCACACCATTAACAACTTTTTCATTTGCGTCGTGCTCAACAATATACTTCTTAGCCTTCATAAAGTTAATATAACTTTCAAGATCGGCACGACCTTTATCATTATTCTTAACTATCTTAGGGCATACGGTTGGGTAAGCTCTTTTCGCCTTATCATCCCATTTGCTGTAAACAAAAATATAATAAGGTGTATCATGGTTGTCTATTCCATAATTGGCTTGTGTAAAATGAGTATTTAATGTTAACGCAACATCGTCTTTTAAGACTTTGTCGTCACCATCTACCCATTCTCCTTTGGTATTTACACCACCGTCCCATCCGAGAGCGTCTGTTAAGTAGAGTATCTTTTTTAATAAGCTACTTTCACCAGATATAGTCTCATCTGATTCATAGTCAAAACTTCCCAATAAATTATATTTAGTGGGGAATTTGCTATTTTCATTTCTGAAATGTACTTCCATGTACACATCCAGATTTTCGTAATTATCTGATTTATTAACAAAATCAGTTAAAGCTACTTCTTGGAATCCTAACCAAGGGCTTTGACCTGAACTTGTTCCTTTAGCTTCGTAAGAACCTCTATACGGCATACGCTACTCCTTTTCTTTGAATTTAAGGATTTCGTTTATTACACTATCGTAATCAAAATCAAGAACTTTCTGGGCAAGCGGTTTTAATCTGCTGCCCACAGCTCTCTCATCATAAGACTGAAAAGAAATATAGAACTTTCCATCTTCTTTACTTGCGGTAGTGTATCCAATTACATCTGCTGAAGCGGTTACTCCAATTGCCAGACCACCCGGCAGTTGTGGCCCCAGCTGACTTTTGCCGTCTGTGACTGATGTTGGTTTTGCATGACTTACTAAGACAAGATTTTTATTCAAGGACTTGCAAAGCCGTTGAAATTTCCTGATTATATCAAGATTTTTCTTTCTAGCTTGTGCCCAATCTTGTCCCCAAGAGTTAGCATCGCCCATTGCTGGTTGACCTCTTTCATTACATACTTCGTCTTCTATCCATCTGTTTATGTGATCAAGAGTATCAATAGCAACTGTATCATAAGGAAGCTTTTTCAAGTTTTCCTTAAGCCAGTAATATACTTCTACCATGGAATATACTTCCATTGGTTTGCCTACATTATCACCAGTTCTATGATAATAATCTCTTT